AAATTAAACTATAGTAAAAACTCCCGGCAAGTAAGATTAAATATTCTTACTCAAGGGAGTTTCTTATGGCACATTTTATTATAATATTACTTTTATTTTTTAGCGCAGTTGTAGGGTGGGGATTATTGTTATTCACCTCAGTCCGTTGGTGTTCTATCTACAAGAAAGAGATCGCAATGATCGAAGAAATTAAAACAGATATTCTTGTGGTTAAAAAAGAAATCAATCAATTAAAATAATCATTGACAAATATCTGTGTAAATATTAAACTATACATACAGCGGTCTTTAGAGCATTCATCCCGCTATACAAATTCTGCAAGCCTATGCTATAATTTAACATAGGAGAAAAAAGCATGACACCAGTAGTTTACAAATATACAAGTACGAAAGAATATATTGACGCATTTCCTTGCGCTTACAGACAGTGGAGAGCAGATAGCCACTGTAATTTAAATCACGGTTACTCATTTAGTATGAAGTTCTACTTTGGCACCAACGATTTAGATGTTCGCAATTGGGCTGCCGATTATGGCGGATTAAAAGAACTTAAAAAGATCTTAGAGGATCAATTTGATCACACAACACTGGTCGCACAAGATGACCCAGAATTAGAATTCTACAAAGAAATGGAACGTCGTAAACTAGCTAAACTGACTATCTTACCAAGATTAGGCTGTGAAAGTTTAGCAGATATGCTTTACAAGTATGTTAATGGTGTTTATATTCCAGATATGTGGGGACCAAGTGAAGCATCTAGACTTTGGTGCTACAGAGTCGAAGTTAGAGAAACACAGGCCAATATGGCTTTCCGTGAAGGTCATAGAGAATGGAACGAAGATTTACTCGAAGGACTATAATGGTAGTTATGAAATTAAACAATCATATAGAAAAAAGAGCCGATAAAGAAAAAGAACAATTTCGTTTATACACAAGGAAAACTATGAGTAAAATTATAAAATATAATGTCAATGACGTAGGTGGAGATGTTATTAAAGACAACGAAACATATCTACTCAAAGATAATAAAACATTAAACAATTTAGTATTAAGTAGTACATTATTAAAAGTAGGACAACAAACTCGAGGTCATCGTCATCCTGGACAAGAAGAAGTTTACATATTTGTAAAAGGTCACGGTCAAATGATTGTCGGAGACGAGACCGACGATCCTTTCTTTGTTACTGCCGGCGATATTGTTTTGATTCCCGATGGTGCATTTCATCGTGTAATCAATGATGGCGAAATGAATTTACTTTTTAATTGCGTCTTTGATGGAAAACGGAATCATTAAAAAAGTATGGCGCCTTTGGGCAAAATCTCTTGGTGAGAAAACAGGTAGTACGGATCAAGAAGCAGATAAAATTGCTTGTATTCGTACTGCTATTGTGTTATCATATATTATAACAAACTGCTTTATAGTAGCAGGTGTTGTTCGTCACTGGTGATTATTTTGTTTAATTTATAAAGACTTATTTTTAATTTAACCATAGCATCTGCTTTACACTCATAAAAAACACCGTTGATTATAACAGGAGTCCTATTGGGTGATTTTTGTTTTCCTTTTACACCCTTATTCCAAGGCACATTTCCTTTAAGAGTATCAGATATTTTTTTCTTTTGTTCGGCACTCATAGGTTTTTGGTAATTATGATTGTTGATTCCAGATTTAGATTCGGACATTTTTTTCTTTGTTTCGTCTGATAGTTTTCTATTTTTAGCCGACATTAATATTTTCTTTCGTCTTTCATTATTATGTTTATAACCTACAACTCCATCTCCGCCTAGTGTTGAATTATAACCGTTATTAAACGAATTATATTCTTTTATAAATTTCAGTTCCATTGTTTCTAAACAATGTTTTCCATCTTTAGATTGATATACAACTTCCCATTCAAAATTATCTCATCCATATTTCTTGATAGCATTATAAAATTTAGATGTTCTTTCTTTATATTCAAAATGATGTTTGTGTTTTCTGCGTGGCCATTTAGAATCAAAACCAATATATGATTTACCATTAATCTTATTTGTGGCTTTATAAATTGAATATATTTTGGACATACATTTATTTATCATTGCGGGTGTAATATGGTTGACTGTTAAGTAAAAATCCTGTACAATATAACTTATACAAACACATACGGATTAAGCGATTTATCATTGCCTTGTGAACCAAAGCAACCTGGAGAAATTTGTCCGGCCTGCGGTAAGGTGTATTAAATAAGTTGCTATCTATTAGCATATAATATATAATGTAACAAAAAGGACAAAATGAAAAAAGTATTAGTAACTGGCGGTGCTGGATTTTTAGGATCACATCTTTGCGATAGATTAGTCAATGAAGGTCATCACGTTTTATGTGTTGACAACTATTTTACAGGCAGTAAGAATAATATTGCTCATTTATTAGATAAGAAAAATTTTGAAGTTTTAAGACAAGATGTTTGTTTTCCACTTTATGTAGAAGTAGACGAGATTTACAATCTTGCTTGTCCAGCAAGTCCGTTTTATTATCAATGGGATCCTATCCAAACAATGAAGACCAGTGTACTAGGTGCTTACAATTTGTTAGGGTTGGCAAAACGCACAGGTGCTAAGATTCTGCAGGCTAGTACCAGCGAAGTATATGGTGATCCGTCAGTGCACCCACAAACTGAAGATTATTGGGGAAATGTAAACCCAATTGGTATTCGCAGTTGCTACGATGAGGGCAAACGTGCCGCAGAAACATTGTTTATGGATTACTGGCGTGTTCACTCAGTTAAGGCTAAGATTGTTCGTATTTTTAATACGTATGGTCCAAGAATGTCCGAAGGCGATGGCCGTGTTGTTAGTAACTTTATTGTCCAGGCATTAAAAGGCAATCCAATTACTGTATACGGTTCTGGAGAACAAACTCGTAGTTTTTGTTATGTTGATGATCTAGTAAACGGATTAATGACATTTATGGCCAATGATGATGACGAATTCATTGGTCCTGTTAATATGGGAAATCCCGGTGAGTTTACAATGAACGAACTTGCTCAAAAGGTTATAGACCTAACAGGTAGTAAAAGTATTATCCTACAGCAACCATTACCCCAGGATGATCCAAAACAAAGACGTCCTGATATAACTCTTGCCAAAACAAGATTAGGTTGGGAACCAACTATAGATTTAACAGCAGGACTACAAAAAACGATCGATTATTTTAATAAAACATTATGACACAATTTACATTTTATCCGGAAGTTAATACAGATCCGGTGATGACAATGTCCGCTCCACCAGAAAATAGTGTTATGCTGTATTCTGGAAAAACAGAAATGTTACGTATCGCCAAGGATGGATTTTATGTTCGGGGTGAAAAAGTTCCTGCCGACAAAAAAGAAGCAGAAGAGGTGTATAAAGCATTTAAATCATTTTTAGTTTGGCACGGACTAACAAGAGAATAATTATGACAAAATGGACAGTTACAGTTGAAGAAAATCCAGAAAATCCAGATGAGGTAATTTTACCATTACCACAAGATCTAATTGATCTACAAGGGTGGAAAGAAGGAGATACTTTGGAATGGATTGACAATAATGATGGATCTTGGTCTTTACAAAAAGTCAAAGATAGTGTATAATATAATTTTAAGGAATAAAAATGGCATACGATCCAAAATCAATTAAATTACCAAAACAGATAAAACGTTCAGCGGCACAAATTATTGATCCACACAAGCGTGGTGAGTTTATTCGTAGCTATGTTAAAATTTTAGAATCAGAATCATCCGGACGTAGCGCAAGGCGCGACAGAAAAGATGCACAATGATCGCCCGTATTGGATTTGCGTGTAAATGGATTGATCACGCAGAACAATGCGATGGTATTAAATCCACTGATGATGCCAAACAGTACAACACAGGAAGTACAACCGTTGCCTGGCTTAACCGCCAGACTCGTAATGTAGCCGAACAAAAACTTTGGGACCTAATGGTAGGTAACATTGAAGCGGTTAGAAAACTTGTAGAAAGGGTAGGGGGTTTAGATGAACATTTACGAATGGTACGTATTGGTAGCGATATATTGCCTGTTTATACTCACGATGACTGGCGTTATTTTTGGCATCGTTCTGACATCATTGAATACTGTGAACGCCACTTTGGACAAGTGGGTGATGATGCTCGTAGGCGGATGGTGCGTCTCAGTTTTCATCCGGGCCAGTTTACAGTTCTGGCATCAGATAATCCTGCCATTGTCGATCGTAGTATAGAGGAGTTCGAATATCATGCAACAATGGCCCGTTGGATGGGATTTGGCAAAAGTTTCCAAGACTTTAAAATCAACGTACACATTGCCGGCAGACAAGGCCCCGAAGGTATCAGGTTGGCCTATCAACGTTTATCGCCCGAAGCCCGCAATTGTATTACTATCGAAAACGAGGAGATAAGCTATGGATTGGATGACTGCCTTAGTATTTGTGATTTGGTTCCTATCGTTCTGGATATTCATCATCATTGGATTAAAACAGGAGAGTACATCTCCCCCGTGGACTCCCGTGTTGAAAAAGTTATTCAGTCTTGGCGTGGTGTCAGGCCTACTATGCATTATTCTGTTAGTCGCGAAGATTTACTCATTGGTCACGATCCACTAATACTTCCTAATCATTCACAACTTTTAAACGAAGGTTACAAAAAGGGAAAGCTCAGAGCACATTCTGACTTTTATTGGAATATAAAAGCAAATGAATGGGCCTTGAGCTTTACAAAAACACACGATATTATGTGTGAGTCCAAGTCAAAAAATCTGGCTAGTTTTGCACTCGCCAAACAGGCTAAAGAATTAGGCTTTCTTTGAACGAGGAGCTTTTTTGGCGGCTGGTGTTTTTGCGGCCTTTGGCTTTGCGGCCTTTGGTGCTTTAACTGCCTTAGTAGCTTTAGGTTCACGTGGTTTACGTGGCTTTTTGGCTGGTGCAGTTTCTACAACCGGGGCAACTTCAACTACAGGAGCTGGAGCTTCTTCTTTGGCGGTAAACTTGATTCCGTTGTCTGAAGATGTTTCTGCTTCAACAACTGTCTTAGCAGGTGCTCTGCGATTAAACCAAATTGCAACACCTATAGCTACAATAACAATAGCAATAATAATTTCCATAATAGGATTCCTTTATAAAATGCAAGTTTATTTAACCTGAATAAATAATGTTATGCAAAAAAGTTTAACTGAATTAAAACAAATTATTATAGAAGCCGAAACTAAAAAAGAAAAACTTGTTTTAGAATCGCTGCCATACGATCGCGGAGATTTACAACCTGTAATGAGCGAAGATACCATAGATTATCATTATGGTAAATTAGCCAAAGGATATGTGGATCGTTATAATAAAGGCGAGGGGGACCCTGATTTTAATCTAGCAGGTGCTTTCCTACACAATATATTTTTTCCGCAATTAAAAAAGCCCGTCGGTAGTAATAAACCGTTTGATGCTAGTGCCGAATTCATTGACAAGCATTTTAAAGGTGGATTCGACGAACTTAAGAGCACAGTTGAAACCGTCGCAATGAAAATACAAGGTAGTGGTTGGATATATCTTGCAAGAAATGGGCAGGTCAAAACAATAACAAATCATCAGGTACGTCAAGATATTATATTGTTGATTGACTGGTGGGAACATTCTTTCGCTTTAGACTATCGAGCAGACAAGCAAAAATACCTAAAAAACATATGGCGTATAATTGATTGGTCTGTTATAAATGATAGATTAAGTATAAGGACCTGAAATGAAAAGAAAAAATAATAATATTCATAGAAAAATTTACGAAGAATATCACCAATGTTCTTTATTACCATATGTAGAAATTCATCACATTGACGGAAATCATAAAAATAATTCTATCGAGAATCTAATGGCTGTTACAGCACAAGAACATTTTGAAATACATAAAAAACAAGGTGATAAGGCCGCGGCAGCTCTTATAGGAATCAGGGCAGGTATTAGTTCGGAAGAAAGAAAACAACTTAACAGAGAACAAGCGATTAAAAATAATGCGTTAGGAGTATCGGGATTTTCTTTAGGACACGCTAGTTCTGCAGGTAAAGTTGGCGGAAAAAAGGGTAGAGAATATGCTAAAAAACATAAAACTGGTATATTTGCACTCAGTCCAGAAAAGAATAAACAAAGACACTTTAATTCAGTAGTATCAAGATTAATTAAAAATGGCAAGGCTAGTGCTTGGCCCAAACATCATATGGAGGGCTATTGATTGGTCAGTTATTAATGACAGAATTAACTTAAAGTAATGTTATTCTGTTTAAAATGTGTTATACTCTAAGTGGAGAAAGAATTATGCCCAACAATGTCACAGCAACAGTAGAAATTGAAGAAATTGAAGAATTTGAAGAAACAGAAGATTTTGGCAAGGATGATTATGGTTTTATCCTTGGCCCAGATGGAGAACTTAAAACATTTATGATTCCAGAGCATCTAATGGATGATCCTCCAGAAGAAGTAAAAATTATATTAAGTATATTTGGAATCGACAATATACATGATTTAGAGAACAGAACACTGCACTAAACGATATGGGTTAATTTGGCTAAATATCTCTATAGTGAGCTAACTAGAGGAATATTATGGCCATAGATCCAGGAATCTTAATTAACATAGGCGGACAAGAAAACGACGGTACAGGTGACAGCATACGTACTGCGTTTGAAAAAGTAAACTTTGTTTTTACCGATATTTACGGTAACAATGGTGCGATTACTACATCAACTTTGTTGGTTAACACCCAACTTATCGGCCCCGATTTAGCTATACCTGCTAATTCTGATACTATTATTCCTTTTGGAGTAATAACAGATGTTCATAATTGGTGGGATGGTACTAATAACTTATTCCAACCAACTGTTGCAGGTCATTATCAATTTGATGCAAATGTTAACTGGCAACCGGGTTCAGGTACAGGTCAAATAAATTCACAGGTTAGAAAGAACGGAGCCGGCGGAACAGTTAGTATTGTACAAGACCAAATTAATACCACAGATAATCTTTCACAAATTCATAGCGGTATTGTTTTCTTAGATGGACAGACTGATTACTTAGATTTTACAGCATATACAAGTTCTCCATCTGGCCAGGTACTTACAAATAGTGTAACTAGATTTTCAGTATTTTTAATTGGTAATGCGGAAAATGTTAGTGCTACTAATATTGGTACATTCAATCAAAATAGTGCAACATATTTTTTCAACGAAGTTAAATTAATTCCAGGGCTTGCTCAAGAAATAACGGTACTAGGAACCTCTTATAATAATTTAGATACACTTGTTCAAAATAATTATACAAGTTTAGTTTCATTAATTTCCAATAGCACTGGAAGTATTGCAACTCTGTTAGAATCTTTAGTGAGTAGTTTTGAAAGTACAGCAACAACTTCCACCTCCTATTTTACTCAATTAATAACATTAATTAATAATAGCACCGCTAGTATTGCATCAGAATTAACAACATTAGAAACTAAATTTAATAATAAAGTTGTTGCTGATTCTGCAACATACACAAATTTACTGTCATTAATTAGTAATAGCACCGGCAGTATTGCTACACAAATTAGTACTCTAAATGCTGAGTTTCAAAGTTTGTCAACAAGTACTGGTGCTACTATAAGTTATGTAAATCAGGCTATTGCATCCAGTACGGCCAGTATTGCTTCTCAACTACAAACATTACAAACTAATTTTAACAATAAGGTTGTGGCTGATTCAGCCACATATACAAATTTAGTAGCTTTGATTAGTGATAGTACAGCAAGTATTGCATCTGATCTTACAACACTGTCAACTAATTTTAATGATAAGGTTGTTGCTGATTCATCTACTTATACAAATTTAGTTACATTGATCAGCAATAGTACAGGTAGTCTTGCCACGCAGGTTAATACATTAAACAGCCGGTATACAGGTTTAGTTGGTAGTTTAACAAATTATGTTAACAATGCAACCATTAACCAAATTAACAGCACTGTTGCAAGTAGCACCGCTAGTATCGCTTCACAGTTAACCTCATTAAGCAGTAATTTCAACACATACCAAACTAGTGCCGCAAGTAGTTTTACTAATCTTATTACATTAGTTAACAATAGCACAGGATCATTGACTACTCAGGTTGCAACATTGCAAGGAAATTATGTAAATGTTGCTACTAGTGTAACTTCCATTTATAGTAGCACTGATCAATTAGTTGCTCTTGCAAATAGTGCTACTACCTATGTTAATCAGGTACAGTCAATCATTGCGGCATTTAATAGTGCAACCAGCACATCTTCTGTGACAATTGGCGAAGTTAATTTAATTGTTGCCAACAGCACAGCAAGTCTTGCAACCAACGTAAATTATCTAAACAGTGTTTATCAAAATACGGTTAGTATTGCTATTAGCAGTTTTACAAATGCTATTACACTACTCAACAATAATACAGCCAGTATTGCAAGAAATTTAAGTACATTACAAACTAACTTTAACAATAAAGTTATTGCCGATTCAGCCACATATACCAATTTGGTATCTCTAATTAGTAACAGTACAAGTAGTTTGGCTACACAGGTCAACTCCCTACAAACTAACTTTAACGATAAAGTTATTGCTGATTCAGCTACATATACCAATTTAGTATCTCTAATTAGTAACAGTACAAGTAGTTTGGCTACACAGGTCAATACATTAAATAGTCAATATACAGGAATAGTTGGCAGTTTAACTAATTTTGTTAGCACAGCAACTATTCGTCAAATTAATACAACAGTTGCCAGCAGTACAGCAAGTCTGACCACACAGGTCAATACATTAAACAGTCAATATACTTCTATAGTAGGTAGTTTAACCAATTTTGTTAATACGGCAACTATTAACCAAATTAATAGCACTGTTGCAAGTAGTACAGCTAGTATAGCAAGTCAGGTCAATACTTTATCTGCAAATTACAGTGGAATACTTAGTACATTGACAAATGTAGCAAGTTCTTTAACTAATTTAACAACCACAGTTAACAGCAAAGCAAATTCCAGTGATGTTACTACATTAATAGCAAATAGTACGGCCAGCGTTGTAAATCAGGTTAATGTATTACAGGCTAGTTTCAATAATTATCAAACCACAGTTGCAGGTAGTTTTACTAATGTAATTTCACTTATTAATAGTAGTACTGGTACAGGTAGTTTAGCTACTCAACTTAATACATTACAATCTAATTTCAATACTTATCAAACTGTGGTTGCAAGTAGTTTCACTAATCTTATTACATTGGTTAACAATAGCACAGGTAGTTTGGCATCTAGTGTTAGCAGTTTAAATGCTAGTTATAGCGGAGTGGTAAGCACAGTAAATGGTGTATTGAATACATTAACTAATGTTGCAAATTCTTTAACCAATATAAAAAGTTCCTTAACAAATATTACTAGCTCGTTGACCAATATCTCTGGTTCATTATCTAATTTAACAACTACTGTAAACAGTAAAGCAAGTATAAGTGATGTTAATACTGCGGTAGCAAACAGTACTGCGGCTATTGTTACTACTGTGTTAAATGAAGTTGTTGCATATAATACCGGCAGCGGTGCAACTATTTCTCAGGTTAATACTATTGTTGCAAATGCCACTGCAAGTATTGCAACCAGTGTTAGTACTTTGCAATCTAATTACAGTACTTTAAATTCTACAGTATCTTCACAGGGAAGCAGTTTAAGTTCATTGTCAGGAACAGTATCTTCACAAGGAAGTACCCTTAGTTCATTACAAGGAACCGTTTCAACTCAAGCAAGTACTATCAGTACCCTACAAGGTAATATAGCCACTGTACAGGCCAGTTATGGAGTTACGGTAAGTGCAGGCGGAGCAATTACAGGATTTAAATTATTAAGCGGCAGTGGCGGGACTAGTGATTTTATTATCAACGCCAGTAACTTCAAGATATATAATCCCTCAGGAAGTCCTCAACCAGCATTTACCATAGATGGCAGCGGCAACGTTGCTATTCAAGGTGGTGTTCAAGTTGGTACACTGACATATTCAGCAGGATCAGGATTTGGAGGAACTGGCGGTGCTATCCTCAATGTAGATGGATCATTTGCATTTGGTAGTCCAACTCATAATCTTGCATTTGACGGAACCACCCTTTATTTAGATGGTGCAATTGTAGGTACCAGTAATATTCAGGCCAACGCTGTTTCAGTCACTGCCGGTGCATCTTTAGCGTCACCCTATTCTGGGTTTGGTCCAGCAACTATAGCATCTGTTACAATAGATTCAGGAGGTAGTCCTGTGTGGGTTATAGCTAATGTTTCAATATCTGCAAACGGTGGCGGAGGTGGACACGGTAATTGGGAGATAGATTTATTAGACGGTAATGGCAATATATTAGATTCTATCGATTCTGGAGTAGCACCTACTACTGGATCTTATAAATTTGCATTATCAGGCTACGTGAGTTCACCGTCATCTGGAGCATTAACATATTCTCTTAGTTTGGCCTATAACTCTTCGGTATTGTCAATAAACCCTCCCACAAATATTTTTGCCATAGGAGTAAAACGATAATGTTTGTTTATGTAAACAGCCAAGGCTATGTTCAAATGATTCAAAACGGTGGGTTAGCTCAAACTCTTCCTGGTTTAACCAGATATGAAATAGATACACCATTACCGGCCTCGCCCAATGTTGAATATGCTTATCATTGGGAGAGAAAAGTTTGGGAAGATCCTAGAACACCAACACAAATAACTACACAGTTAGCGCAGGTGGCTAGAGATAAAAGGGCGATATTATTAAGTAACAGTGATTGGACACAGCTACCAAACAACCCATTATCAAATGACGCACAACAGGCCTGGGCAACATATCGTCAACAGTTGAGAGATATTCCTACTCAGGCAGGATTTCCGGGAACTATTAATTGGCCTACTGCTCCTACAAGTTAAAGAACACCGATGGCAATTACTTGGACAACACCTCAGGGACTTTTAACCACAGCTAGTGTAAATGTTTTTACATCTATTACTGTATCTGCGTCTAATGCAAATTCTTATAAGGTCATTAGTGGTCAACTTCCTGCAGGATTGTTTTTCTCATCAACTGGTACAATTTCTGGGATTCCTAGTGTAGTTGAAGAAACAACTCACAATAAGTTTGTTATAAGAGCATCTAATACATCTACAATAGCAGATAGAACATTTTTTATAGATGTTGGTGCAGTTAATACTAATTTTTGGACATCTCAGGGAGGATACTTACCCGTTGGATATCACGGTGATGATTATATTTTAAATCACAAATATGTAGATTATTCTATAGCTTCGTTAACAACTAGTACCTCGGCATTAAAATTTTATATGAATGATTTAAATTTGTTGCCTCCGGGATTAACCCTAACCGAAGAAGGTAGGTTGTATGGTGTTGTTAAAGATAAATTTGTTGCCACAACATCTACAATGTTAGGGTACCCACATCTTTATCAATTTGATGTTGTTGCCACTGATGGTATAGTTAAAAGTACAAGTGGTATATTTAAAATATTAGTTGTTAGTCCAGATATGCTAAGAGCAGACAGTGGACTTTTTGGATTCACTACTAGTAGTTTTATAAATTTAAACAGTAATACCAGTGTAATTCAAGATATTGCTAGTTTAGGATATGTCGAAGCTCCACAATTTGTTAATAGTTCGGATTTAGGAATTGTGAGAGCAAACAATAATGAATTTATTCCTGTAACTGCTTATGATGCATCTCCATTTCAAGGACCCATAACATATTCTATACAGGAAGGTCGTCCAGAAATTGCAACTACAACAACCTATTATACAAAATATATTAACAACTTCCCTGTAAATTTTTATACATCAACAACCTACACAAATTATATTCCTGATCCTGCTTGGAGTTTACCTACAGGATTACAAATAGATAGTACCACTGGTTATATCTATGGACACATCCCTTATCAACCTGAATATAGTAAACAATATAATTTAAATGTGTTTGCTACAAAAACGGACATATATAGTGGAAATAAATCTACAGGTACTAATATTTTTAATTTAATTGTTGAAGGCAATGTGTCTAGTTATATCGAGTGGGTATCCGACAGTGATCTTGGTAGTATAAATTTTGGAGTTACCAGTGATCTTGCTGTTGTTGCTAAACAGGTTAATTCCGCCTACACAATAAAATATAAATTAATTGATGGGTCATTGCCAGTAGGACTTACATTGCAACGAGATGGAACAATTACAGGATATGCATATTATTGGGCTCCTAACACATATTCGTTTACAGTAGAAGCCAGCGATGTTTATGGACTTAGTGCTGTAACCAGAACATTTACTTTATCTACAGTCAAAACAGATAACATACAATATACTAAAATCTGGTTACGTCCGTTCTTAAAGCCTGAAAAACGTACAACATATCAAAGCTTCACTGCTGATACATTTATATTTGATCCTACATTAATATATAGATATTATGATCCTAATTTTGGTGTACAACACGATATAAAAGTAGTTTTAGAATTTGGTATAGAAAAAATGAATATAGATGATTATGTTCCAGCATTGCGTCAAAGTTTCTACAGGAAAAGATTATATTTTGGAGATGTTAAAACTGCAATAGCCCAAGATATCGATGGCAACATTCTTTATGAAGTTGTGTATGTAGATGTTGTAGATGATATGGCAGGTGCAAGTTCAGTTGTTTATAGTGGTAACAATATTTTGTATCCTGGTGGTATAGACAATATGAAAACACAACTTCGCAGTTTAGAATTTCAAGATGGTTCTATAATCGGCGTCAATGATTATTTAGAGCCCAAATTTATGCGAACTCTAGGATCTACAGGCAACCAAATTCCGATGTATATGAAAGTTATTCCATTATGTTATGCATTACCAGGACAAGGTCAACGTATTGTTAATAGAATTAAACTCAGCGGATTTGATTTTAAACTATTAGATTTTGAAATAGACAGATTAGTTGTACAAGATACACTGGATGGTACTACAGCTAAATACCTAATATTTGAAAGACAAAGTGTCGGTGATACAATTCCTTCCGATGACATATTATACGAAGAAAACATCACGTGGGAATTTAACGACGGTGTTATTTTAACTAGGACCTAAAAATGACAGCAATTACCAATTTACCATCAGTCAACACACTTACAAATCAAATTATAATACCGGTAGTTGATGGGTCTGATGGAAATAAAACTAAAAAAATTAATATAGAACAAATTGTTTCCTTGTCAAGGGGTCCACAGGGTAATGTAGGACCTACAGGCCCGAATGGAGGGCCTCAGGGACCTGCCGGAGTTACTGGACCTACAGGAAATCAAGGACCCACAGGTGCTGGTGCTACCGGTCCAACTGGGCCAAGGGGAAATATTGGACCCACGGGATTAGGCTCAACTGGACCACAGGGTCCTACTGGTGCCGCGAGCAACGTTGTAGGACCAACAGGTGCACAAGGACCCACTGGTCCAGCAGGTACAGGTGGTGGTTCATTTACAAGAACATTGTCATCAGCAAGTACCGCTCCGTTGGCCAGCGGTGCTACGGCTTATAATAATTGGCCAGGATTTAAAAGCTATGCAATATTAAAATTACAAACTTCGGCAGCATCTTGGGTTAGATTGTATACTTCTAATGATGCAAGAACTGCGGATTCATCTAGAGTACAAAGTATAGATCCGTTGCCAGGATCCGGAGTAATACTCGATGTTATAACAACTGGAAGTTCAGCTCAACTTATTAGTCCTGCTGTGATAGGATTCAATGATGAAGATCCTACAACATCAACAATTTGTGTATCAATAACAAATCTTACTAGTTCAACTCAATCATTAGGATTGACAATGACTTTATTGCCATTAGAAGTATAATATAAATGACGTATACTACAACATTAAATGTATCATACGGAATTGATCCTGCACAATTTGTAAATTTATATACCCCTTCTGGTACGCCTCTAGGAACTATATTACATATACACGGTGGAGGATGGATTGCTAATAATTCTACCACAGGGCCATCACCTACTGCTACTGATCCAACGATGGTACAATTTGTAAGTGCAGGTTATGCAGTTATAGATATGCAATATAGAGATAGAGCATCTGGTGGCGGTACCACTGTTACCAATCATATTCCCGGAGATGTATCCGATGTAGTAACTGTATTAAGCTATTGTTTAGATTCAGTTGCGGCAGCAAACAAAGGAGGACAATGGCCGACTATACAAAACTATATTTCTAATAATCAAGGATTAGTAGTAGGAGGTACTAGTGCCGGGGGACATTTGACTATTATGGGAGTATGTACTTACGGTACATCTTCTGGTCTATGGCCAAAAGGTGCTATTAGTATATCTGGACCAACTGACATAGATTATTTTACAACTTCAACTAATTTTATAGATCCATATATAAGAAATTCTTTTGTTGATCAGTATATACAAACAATGTTAGAGTCTGATCAAAAATTAGCAAGTCCTTTTTGGCAATATGGTTCGCAGATAGGCGAAGGCGGGGCACCTACACCGGGACCTTGGTTTAATGCAGTAAATTCCAGCAATTGTAAATTTGTTTTTGTACAAAATGAAAACGATACACTTGTTACTTTACACAATGTAGCTCCAGCCATTGATAGTTTTTCTCAGTATAATACCAATACCACTGTTGTGCGTGTTGTTGAAGGCCCGCCATTAGGTAATTGGGATACATTTAATTCAATATCTATTAAAAGTACATTGTCTTCGACTAGTCAGTTGCCCAATACAGGACAAACCTTAGGCGATGCATATATATTACCCAACGGTGTTTGGGTATATAATAATGGAACTTATACAGGAGATAATACATATCCTGCATCAGTAAATGGATTCACATTATGGTTTCAACATAATTATACCGTTGCTGAATATCCTCGAATATTAGACATTGCTAATAATATTTTTAAAAATCTTCAATTATCACCTGCTCCTGGAAATTTAACAGGTATTTACGGTGCTCCTATTATTATTTCTGATGTAGGACAAACTTTTTCAGTATCAGGCGGTACTGGTCCTTATTCATATGAAATTGCAGAAGGTGTAATACCTCCTGGATTATCATTGATCTCTTTTCCTAATAATCCAAACAATGGATTATTAACAGGAATACCTACTGTTCCAGGATTATATAATTTTAAAATAAGAGCCACAGATGCTAATGGTGCAACTGTAACCGGTGATTATCAGGTTATGTTTAGTACCAGTACTGTTACATATAATTCAAAACTATTACCTCAAGGACAAGATTCTGTGTTTACAGGATTTAGATATCCTAGAAATTTCTGGCATAGTCAGTATAGTTCTGGAGTTGGCGGATTATTCAATGCAAATATATCTGATAGTGTTAACGCTATTTCAGATTTTACAAGTACACACGCTTACGTTGTTGATGAAATACATTGGGGTACTGGCAAACCCACAGGAGACGATTTACAAGCACTATGCGATTATTGGAGATATTATGGTATAAGTCCAGGTGTTGGAATAACTCACGCGGCTGAAACAGGATACGGTGGAATTACTCCTGTGCCTACTGCTACAATACTCGCAGATGCTATTCGTGCAGATTGGGTAGCATTAGATCCTTATTTGTATATTGCCAGCATTCCTGGATTTAACAACGGGGATACTACTATAAATCAATCAAATATAACAAATACCATAAATGGTCTAATAGCGTGGACGCAGGGATGGATTAATAGATTGGCTCCTTATGGAATTCCAGTTGTATTAATTACCCAAGGAATTAGAGAATTAGGAATATCAGAATCATACGTAGACCAATATCTACAAGCTCAATATACTACGTTTAACAGTTATAAAACTCCTCTGAGATTTGTATTTCCATATGAAGTATTAATAGGACTTTCAGTCTATGAATTTGCTAACGTTGATGTTAGTTCGTATGTTTTGGCACATCCATTGGCAAAAACCAATCAAAAATATCCAAGGTTAGTAGATGCAAGGCCAAAAAAAGGACAAACTTATCCGAGATTTAAGATCACCAACAGGTAATATAAATACATTATCATTAGTTGATAATTATGACCAGACTTACCAGACCACTACCCTCATCTATACCGCATTTAACAAATCCTACCGAAGGAACCACACAATTTATTGTGCAAGATTCTGCGGTAACACAATATTTGACTGTAGATCAAGCATCAAGCCTGCTTGTTTTATCAGCACTTTCACATTTAAATAATTTTACACAAGGGCCGCAAGGACCCACTGGGTCACAGGGGTCAACTGGTCCAACTGGTATTTTAGGACCTACTGGTGCAACAGGTAATATCGGACCTACTGGACCACAAGGAGTAACCGGCTCTCAAGGACCTACTGGAGTACAAGGGCCGACTGGACCACAAGGCACACAAGGGCCAACTGGAATTAAAGGTGCAACTGGAGCCACCGGCTCTCAAGGTAATTTAGGTCCAACAGGACCATCAGGTTCAGGACCAACTGGTCCTACAGGAACTGGTGCTACTGGACCACAAGGCCCCATAGGAAATACAGGTACACAAGGCCCCACTGGAGCAGGTGCTACTGGTGCTACTGGTGCTACTGGTTCTCAAGGTAATTTAGGACCCACCGGTGCGGCTGGTACATCAGTTAATATTATAGGTTCGACCTCAACCAGTGCAGGAATTTTAGGAGTAGACCCAAGCCCAGTCAACGGTGACGGTGTTATTGCAGAAGATACTGGACATTTATGGGTTTACAACGGAACATCATTTGTTGATGTTGGAACAATCAAAGGTCCAACTGGACAACAAGGCCCAACTGGTCCAACCGGAGCTCAAAGCAATGTTGCCGGTCCAACAGGTCCACAGGGTCCAACTGGCGCAACAGGCAGTACAGGAGCAACAGGATTTGGAGCAACTGGTAACACAGGGCCTACTGGTGCTACCGGACCAGGCGGAACAGGTAGTGTTGGAGCAACCGGTGCTACTGGACCTACAGGAACACAAGGTACTGTTGGTAACACAGGGCCTACTGGTGCTACTGGACCAGGCGGAACAGGTAGTGTTGGCCCAACCGGACCTACAGGTATACAAGGTACTGTTGGTAACACAGGTCCAACAGGAGCAACAGGCCCGGGTGGAACAGGTAGTGTTGGAGCAACCGGTGCTACTGGACCAACAGGAACACAAGGACCTATTGGACCACAGGGACCAACTGGTTCCGCAGGTAGTACTGGTATTAATGGAGCAACCGGTGCTACTGGACCAACAGGAACACAAGGACCTACTGGAACACAAGGACCTACTGGACCACAGGGACCAACTGGTTCCGCAGGTAGTACTGGTATTAATGGAGCAACTGGGCCAACAGGAACACAAGGACCTACTGGACCACAGGGACCAACTGGTTCCGCAGGTAGTACTGGTATTAATGGAGCAACTGGGCCAACAGGAACACAAGGACCTACTGGTAGTACTGGTCCGGTTGGCGGAAGTAATGGTCAAATATTATATAATAATAGTGGAGTTGCTTCCGGTAGCAGTAATCTAACATTTGACGGAAGCAATGTAGTATTAGCAGGCAATTTAACTGTAGGTGGCACATTAGCATTTAATGGTACTGCTACTTATATTTTAAGTACAAATACATATTATACTGATAACATCTTAGAAATACACGTTCCACCTAGTGGTGTTAACGGGTTTTGGACCACAGACGATGGAAAAGACATTGGTATTCGTATGCACTATTATAATGGTGCTGATCAAAATGCCGCGTTGGTATTAGCCGACAATACAAAATGGTTAGAATGGTATCAAACAGGAGCAGAAGTCAACGGAGACTTTACTTCTGCAACATACGGAACATTTAAGACAGGTTCTATTGTTCTAGTCAATACAACTGCATCCGTTAGCACTGTTACAGGAGCATTAACTGTTGCTGGTGGTGTTGGTATTGGCGGTAGTTTATATGTTGGAAATACCTCAACCTTCTACGGAGTAAGTGGCAATAGCGATTATAAAGCACCTATTATCAAACTTGATATGTTGGGTAATGTGTTTGGTGGTATTGGAGCCAGTGCTAATGGTGTAGTCAAGGGTGGCATTTCTTGGGATACAAACGGTGACATGTATATTGACTCTATTGGAGGTTATTTTTTATTCAACGATCTTGCTGGTGGAAATAATTTAGCATTTATCAACGGAAATCAATACTTTTTAAGTGTAACACAAGGTGCTGCCGCTAAGATTAGTACCCTTAATGTTGGCCTAAATGGAACAGCTAGTACAAGTACAACTACAGGTGCATTAACCGTACAAGGTGGCGTAGGTATTGGCGGAAATATTAATATTGGCGGAACTGCTTATATAAATGGTTCGCAGGTTATTACTACAGGAACCATAGCAACATTTGCAAGTCTAGGACCAACAGGTGCCCAAGGGCCAACTGGGCCACAAGGATCTACTGGATCTAATGGTGCTACAGGAGCACAAGGACCCACCGGTGCTCAAGGCCCAACAGGACCACAAGGAAGTCAAGGTAATGCTGGTGCTACAGGAGCACAAGGACCCACAGGACCACAAGGTATTGGTTATAGTTTAACAGCAACTGATAGTGCTACAATTGGTAGTTCAGGATCATATTCCTGGGCAACAAATGGCTCATCATTGACCAGCCCTCTTGTAGCCGGTAGCAGAATTCGTGTAACAGTATCTGGTAGTTCATCAAATTGGATAGAAGGAGTTGTTACAGGCTGGTCAAGCTCTATTCTAAATATGACTGCTGATCTAAGTTCAGGTTCAGGAGCATATTCAAATTGGGTTATTAATGTTGCTGGACAACCAGGAGTAACTGGACCACAAGGATCTACTGGTGCACAGGGACCCCAAGGTGCACAGGGACCGACTGGTGCCAACGGTACAAATGGAGTTACAGGTCCAACCGGTAGTACTGGGCCGGTTGGGGGTAGTTCAGGACAAGTATTATATAACAGCAGTGGTTCTGCCTCAGGAAGTAGTAATTTAACTTTTGATGGAACAGCATTGACTGCAATATTCAAAGGTTATAAAGAAACAGTTAATACATTAGGCAATACTAGTTCTAATACTAATTTAGATTTGAGTACTGCTAATGTATTTGATATCACATTAACTGGTAGCCCAACATTTACATTTACAAATGCCCCAGCATCTGGTACATTAATATCAGCTACGGTTATTTTACGTCAAGATAGTACAGGTAACAGATCACCGACATTTACTAATGCACATTACACAGAAGGAGCTACTCCTGTATATTCAACTGGGGCAAACCAAATAGATGTACTTACATTCTTTACAGTTAATGGTGGTTCGTACTGGTTTGGCACATTTGCTATGGCCGCAGTTTCATAAAGGAGAAAAATTAAAATGGCAATAACAAAAATAGACGACGTTTTTTTATATGTTGGTATCACAGATGGCGTAACCGAAGCTAACAATATTAAAAAATGGTTAGTTGCTAACAATATCAAATATACACTATTGTTTTACGGTGACGATGCACAACACGCAGACGTTATTGGAGCATTAAATTCTTGGTGGCCTGGGGCTAGCATCGTTGATTTTCCAATATTAGTATACACAGAAATTCACGATGATTTACCACCAAGCCAATATCCAAGAAAATATTTTCAAACTTTAGTTGATTTACAAGGCAGCAATTTTTTAAGTACATATACTTTGACTAATTCCAACCCTAGATAATAGGAAAGTAATATATGCCAGTTGCCTTTAGATCAGAGATGCGCAGAACAATTAGACCAGCTGGATCAGTGACCTTAAATTCCAGTACAACTTTCAAACAACCGTTTGGTGTTAAAACTGCTACACTCACTGGATATGCCGCAGTTAGTAATCCTGGCTCGCCAGGTAGTCAAGGCTCAGCCGGTAGTCAAGGTAACTCTGCTCCAAAAGGCAACGATGGAACTAACGGAGTAGGCGGGCCAGGAGGAAGTGCAGGCGGGCGCGGTAATAATGGAACAGGCGGTGCAGGTGGCAATGCTGGAAATCCCGGGCAATACGGAGGTGCAGGAGGGGGCGGTGGCGGAAGTGCTGGGGATCCTGATGAAGAGCTAGGTGGTGGTAATAGTTACAATGCTATCTACTGGGAACCATCACCATTGGCCAATAGTGGAAGCCCGGGTAATGCGGCAAATCCCGGTACATATCCAGCATTCGGAGGGGCACCCGGAAATGGTGGAGCTGGCGGTACTGTTAATTTTGTTGCATATATTCCAAATAGTTATCCTGGAACTCCAGTAATAAGTGTATATGTGGGCCTAGGAGGAACCTCGGGTAATGCAGGTGGTGCTGGTCCAGCAGGGTCTGGTGCAGGTTCTGGCCAACCTGGAGCCGCTGGAAATTCAGGATCAGCTGGTGGCAATGCACCCAATACTTGGCCAGGAAAAACTGGATCTAATGGGACTTACAATTATGTAAATGGAAACCAGGGTCCTAGTGGGGCACAAGGCCCTAATGGTTCATCAGGAAATGTAGCTAACTCTACTATTTTTGGAAGTCTTGCTACGTGGCCAGGAATAATAGCACCAGGAGGTACAGGCGGACCAGGAGGTACAGGCGGACCAGGTGCTTCATATACTGCATCAAATTTTGGTGTTGCTGGAAATCCAGGGTCGCCAGGGAGTTCAGGTAATGCTGGCAGTGGTGGAACTGCTGGAAACTCGGGTAATCCTGGGTCAGGTGGTGGAGGCGGTAATGGCGGCGCAGGCGGTAATGGCGGTCCGGCAGCACAAAGTGTCTACGGTCCACAAGCATACAGTGGCGCGGCACCAGATACACCTTATCCAGGTCCTGGTTATACTATAGCAGGGGTATCAGGCAATGCCGGCAATCCAGGCAATTCTGGACCCACTACCGGCGGATCAGGCGGATCAGGCGGCAATGGCGGTACTGTAACATACTGGGTGCAAGGTGCTAATCAGATAAATGTGGATTATCCAGCCGGAGGACCAGGTGGAAATGGCGGGTCTGGCGGTAACTCAGGAAATCCTGGTAGTAGCGGTAATCCTGGCAATTCTGGCGGTGCGGGTAATCCAGGTAATCCAGGCAATACTGGTGCTAACGGAAACGGAGCTACTGCTGGTCAATCAGGACCTGCTCCAACTACGTGGCCAGGTATGAATGCTCCTAATACCTGGCCAGGTATGAGCGGTACTTCGGCTTCCTCATTATACACATCAAATTTATATAATGCTACATTGGCTCCTAACGCTATTTCAAGAGTTAACATTCCTGTAACTGTCGGAAACGGTGGAGGATACAATGGACAAATTAATGTTTCGTGGAATCAACAATGACATAAGTAAAGTATATGTCAAACTATCCTTTCTTACCACCCCCCACATTTGGAATATCTGAACATCCATTTGTTACCTGGCGCGATGCTTTTACGTCAGAAGAATTAGATAAAATTATTGAATACGGCGACTCTCTTGAAAAAATGAAAGGGTTAGTCGGTGGAAGTAAACCAGAAGAAGATATATCAGATATTAGAGAATCTACTAATTCGTGGATTCAATATAATGACAATAGTAGCTGGATCTATGATAGACTTGCTTTTGTAGCAAGGCAATTAAATGGGCAGTTTTATAGATTTAATCTTCACGGGTTTAATGAAGATTTACAATATACGGTATACAATGCCGAATCAAATGGACATTATACTTGGCACACAGATGGAGGTATTAATGGTGATGGAAATCCTCCTAGAAAATTTAGTTTGGTATTACAATTAAGTGATCCTGCTGATTACGAAGGCGGCGACTTAGAAATAATGACAAGCTCAACCCCACAACAGGTAGTAAAAGAAAGAGGTATAATATCTGCATTTCCTAGTTACACTTTACACAGAGTAACACCAGTTACCTCAGGAATAAGAAAAAGTTTAGTAGTCTGGGCTACTGGACCAGCATTTGTTTAAGGAACGTAATGACAAAAAAAGTGTTAATCGAAGATTTCATTGGGATATATGATGGTTATTTCAGTGATGAATTTTGTGATAATTTAATTGAATATTTTGAATGGTGTCAACGCAATAATAGAACATTTGCTAGGCCCGAAGCTGAACGAATTAAAAATGATGATTCAGTAGGTCTAAATCCAATAAGTGTTCAAGAAATTAATTTTATGTGGCCTAATATACAGGGATATATGGCTGAATTTAACCAAGTATTCTGGGATGAATGCTATGCTGACTATAGTGGTAGATTCAGCGTATTGCAAGATTATGGCCCAACTACAATTTATACATATAAACTTCAAAAAACTATTCCCGGCGGTGGTTACCATATCTGGCATAGCGAGGATGGCGTCACTCTGATGAGTAGACGCACAGGTGTTTATATACTGTATCTTAACGATGTAGAAGAAGGCGGAGAAACAGAATTCTTGTATCAAAGTCGTAGAGTTTCTCCTAAAAAAGGTAGATTGGTATTATTTCCGCCAAATTATCCGTGGGCTCACAGAGGAAATCCTCCATTAACAGGTGTTAAGTATATTTTGACAGGATGGGTCGAATTCTCGTAATGTTGGTAAAATAATAAATACACTATCAACAAGATGCCCAAACTATGACTATTAGACCCGATCTTACCTTTTTACCACATTTAACCAACCCTACAGAGGGCGAAACCCTAATTGTTGTACAAGATTCTGCTGTAGGACAATACATCACAGTAGCTCAGGCCAGGGCATTGTTCAATGTAGCAGGGCCACAAGGTCCAACAGGAGTTTCTGGACCTACCGGACCACAGGGAGATCTAGGACCTACTGGTCAACAAGGACCTACTGGACCACAAGGCGATCTAGGACCTACTGGACCTACTGGACAACAAGGGCCGACCGGACCAACTGGTCCTACAGGATACCAAGGTCCAACTGGCGCTAGAGGTCCACAGGGACTTCAAGGAGTTACCGGGCCACAAGGAATTTTAGGTGCAACTGGTGCAACAGGACCTACTGGTGCAACAGGTAATATCGGACCTACTGGATCACAAGGATTAATCGGACCTACTGGACCAAACACCCCCAATAATATTGCAGGCGGAAATATCGGTAGTATTCCTATTCAAAGTGCTACTAGTACAACTTCGTTTATACCAATAGGACCTGCAAATTATATTTTACAAAGTAATGGAACAACTGCTACTTGGGTTAGTACATCAACAGTAATTGCAGGCGGACCAGCTGGACAAGCAAATACTGTGTACGTTACAGGTCTTGCTAGCAATGATGTAAATCAATATTATCTCAATATGGGTATAGGTGTTAATACCTATGTTGGAGAAAAAGCAGATAGTCGAGTATCATATGTTCCTAACACAGGTATTTTAACAGTACCTGGTGTCAATATTACATCAACAGCAAGTGCAATTTCTACAACCTCGGGTGCATTAACAGTTGTAGGTGGTGTCGGAGTAGGCGGAGACATATATTTTAATGGTAATTTATATCAAAGAGGTGTATTATTTACAGGCGGTGGACCAACTGGTGCAACAGGACCTGCAGGCCCATTAGGTCCAACAGGTGCACAAGGACCTACCGGATCTCCTGGAAATAGTATTACAGGAACACCAGGTCCTACTGGTGCAACAGGCCCTACTGGTGCAGGCGCTACTGGGCCAACAGGACCTAGCGGTACTGGGCCAACAGGACCTACTGGAGCTGCCGGCGCAGGTGTAAACATCTTAGGTGCTGTAAATGGATATGTAACCTTGCCAACAAGTCCTACACCTAATCTAGGCGATGCATACATTGATAGTACAACAGGACATCTATGGGTTTACACAGGTACATTAATAGTTGACGGAACACATTATAACGGATTTGTAGACGTTGGAGATATTGTTGGACCTACAGGATCACAAGGTCCAACTGGCCCACAAGGAAATTTCGGTCCGCAAGGACCTACTGGACCTGCAAGTAATGTCGGTGGACCAACCGGAAATACAGGTAATACTGGTCCAACAGGACCACAAGGACCAGCAGGTGGTCCAACAGGACCTACTGGAAGTTTAGGACCAACTGGTGCTACTGGACCTGCAAGTAATGCTTCCGGGCCACAAGGACCTACTGGTGCAACGGGTCCAACAGGAACAGGACCAACCGGACCTACTGGCTCAGGAGCTACAGGTCCACAGGGACCTACTGGTCCAACAGGACCACAAGGCACACAAGGACCAACTGGGCCTACTGGTCCAACAGGACCAACTGGTGCTACTGGACCAACTGGTGCTACTGGACCAACTGGACCAACCGGAGCTCAAAGTAATGTTGCAGGTCCCACGGGTGCCACAGGTCCACAGGGTCCAACCGGTGCTACAGGGCCAACAGGACCAACTGGAGCTCAAAGTAATGTTGCAGGGCCAACTGGGCCTACTGGTCACGGACCAACTGGATCGCAAGGACCAACAGGACCACAAGGCACACAAGGGCCAACTGGTTCAAGCGGTGCAAACTTATCAATAGGTAATCAATATATAGTATATGGTACTGGTAGTAGTGTAACTGGAAGTGCTAATGTGTGGACAGATGGCTCTAATATTACCGCTACAGGAAATATAACAGCATATGGTAGTTCAGCATCTGATATTAGATTCAAAACAAATATTAGAAAAATTGATAATGCATTAGGCAGAATTAGATCATTAGAAGGTGTATTCTATGATTGGACTGACGACTTCTTACAAAATAAACCAACATTGAATAAACAAGATACAGGTTTAATTGCTCAAGAAGTTCAAAAAGTTCTACCAGAAGTAGTGTTTACTATAGAAGGCGACCGTTTAGCGATTAGATATGAGAAATTGGCTGGATTAATTATTCAAGCTATTAATGATCTAGCAGCCGAAGTAGATGAGATCAAGAAAAAATTACCTTAAAATAAAACGGAGTTAACAAGTGTCAACCACTGCATCAACATATATAAACAGAATCGACATAGGATTTCCTGTTAAAGGAAAAGACAACGACTCACAGGGATTCCGCGACAATTTTAATTATATAAGACAAGCAATTGATGCGGTTAATTCTCAAACAGAATATTTAAGTAAGGTTGCTGTAACAACAGCAGGTACAAGTACATTCTATGGTAACACTATAGATTCTGCTAACTTTAAAAATTGTTCAACTGAATTGTATAGTTACGATCTTATAGACACGTATAACATAGGCATTGATTATTCGTTAGGCAGTTATCAAACATTTAGTTTAGCACCCGGAGATCATAGTTTAACTATTTCAAATTGGCCAGCAACTGGAAAATCTGGTAGCATTAGACTATCAATTACCTCTGGTAATCCTAACGTATACACAGCCGTTACATTTGCTGATAGTAATGTAACATCGTTAGATACAACTACTCCAACTTACGAGTTATCAAGTGGCGCTAATATTTTTGATATTTGGAGCGAAGATTCACTAGGCGGAAGTGGAGCAAAATATTATGTTAAAAATGTTGCCAGTGGGTCAGGTGGTAGTAATACTGGATTATTAACCAGTGAAAAATTACAGATATCAACAAACTTTTATACCACTGGTACAAATGGTGAAACTTATGTAAGGCATAACAATACATATGCTACATTGGCCACACTTCCAACAGTTCAAACATTTACAATATTAGATAGCATTACACAAACAGATAGTGCGGTATCATTCAATGTTTCTGCATCTGTTCAAAATATTGCCGCTGGTGCAACATTTTATATAAGTGGTAATACAAATCAATATACAGTAACAGGAATAATCACAGCAACCAATACAATAGTTACCAGTCACGATGCTTGGCCTATTTCTCAAAACGATTCTGTGACTTTTGTTAATCCTAATCTAGTAAATCAACCAACTGTAACAACATTAGTTAATGGTGTTCCTGCAACTGGTGTTATGGCCGCAAAAAATGAATTGGCTGGAACAGTTTATACAAACAATACAGCAACGTATATTACATTTGCAAATTATGCAGATGGAACTATAAACAAATTATTAATCAGTGGTGATAGTACACCGAGCCCTAGATCACTAGGAGCAGGAAGTACTGCAACCACACAGGGATACAGTGATTCTTCAACTTTATTGGCTACAACAGAATTTGTTGCTAATGCTATAACTTCGAGTACCGTAGTAGTAGCACAAGCAACAACTGCTACCTATGCTGTAACTGCAACCAATGCGGCAGTGGTAACAGGGGCAACAAGCAACGGATTTGGAACAAGAACTGTGTCGTTTACAACTCCAAGTGGTGGAAACGCTGGAGATATTTGGTATCAAATTCTATAATGCCTAACATTTATGTTACTGACTCTAGCGGACCACATCAGGTAGAAAATGTGTACGTTAATTTCAATGGCCAATGGAGATTAGTTAGTCACGTATGGGTTAATACAGGCACTTGGTCAACAACACATACTGCTTCTATCACTCCTACTGTATATAATCAACCAGGAAACTACGAATATGTTTGTCCTGTTGGAGTTTACAATTTAGAAGTATCATATCCTACTCCATCAGGAGTAATAACATCAACTGCTACTACCGTATATCCAGGACAAAAATTTCCTATTAAAATTGGTAATTTTGGAGAGACTAGTTCTATAGGAGTTGGTACAAGCACATTTACAGTTCCAGCATTTGATACTCCTGTATTTCAATTTAATGGTAATGTTGACGATAAATTATCTATAGAATTTTCTGTAGCATCAACAACAGCAACAACAAAATCATACAGTGATTATAATTCTGCATTAGTTGATCTAGGTTCACTTGGGCAAACATTGGGATTAACACATACTGGTATTGATTTATCTGCTGCCGCAGATGGACTTCTTTATGATGTCCTTGGTCAAAGTGCTCACGGAGATCTACACGCAAATGTAACTTTAAGTACTGTGGCTAATTCTGTAATAACAAATCCTAATAATCTTAGAGTTGTTTATTCATCTTATTCGGGCAGAGATCCAGGAAAATATCTTACCAATGTAACAAGACAAGGTGATTTTTATGTTGCTACAGTATCACAGTTTGATCCTGAAACAGATGAAGGAACATATAGCTGGACTATTAATTTACAACAGGTAACTGGATTTTCAATAAGACCAGCACCTACTCAAACTCTTATATCTAATGCTATTTCTATTTCCCCGGCAACTATTGCACACGCACCTATAGTAGGATCATTATATACAATTGCATTTACTGCAAATGGAGGTGTTGGACCATATACTTGGTCAAGCAATCCTTCTGGATTAATAAATGCCAATACTGGTGTTATAAGTGTAATTCCGTCAAAT